CCACCCAGGATTGGGGCACGAGCTCGTCGCACCAGATCAAGTCAGCCTCGCGGCCCTCGATGGTGTTCTCGGACTGCGTGTAGTTCAGGAAGTCGCAGCGGGAGCCGTTGGGGAGGATGAATGAGCCGTCGGTGAAGCCATTTTTGCGGGAGTAGTTCAGGTAGTGGATACGGCCCTTCTTGGTCGCCCGGAGTGCGACGGGCAGGTAGTTGTAGATCGCGGGCTGTTGCACGGTGACCGAGGTGGCGTGGGAGGTGTGGCAGCAGAGAACCGATGCGTTCTCCTTCTCGAGGAGGGTTTGAACCACGCGGCGGGCGGCCCAAAGGGTTTTACCGGCGCGGTTGCCGCCGGAGATCAGGAGCTCCTGGGTGAGCGAATACTCGGTGTTGGCGATCTCCCAGTGGTCGGGGATGTAGCCGTAGGTGTAAGGGTCGGCCTTCTCGAGGAGTACGAGCTGGGTGCGCTTCTGCTTTAGCTCGAGTGCGCGGGGGTGATGGGCGTCTACCCGGGGGATGACAGGGTGCAGCGGTTGCTCGTTCCACCACGTGTCGTTGCAGTAATCGGAGCAGAAGCGCTTTTGGTTGGAGCCGGTGCGGACCTTGATGATCTCGAAGGGCTTGGAGCAGGTGAGGCAGAGGTTGGGTGGTTGGCTCATTTCCTAATATTTTTCGCTTTGGAGAACCCGTCGACTTTTACCGTCGCCGCGGATTGCCGACCCCCTCCCCCCGGGGCCCGGTCGGCCTGGTGGCTGGCTTGTGTAACGGGGTAGGACACTGGGTCTGCCGGTGGGTGCTGACGTGCGTTTCGATCAATGTTTGCAGGGGTTTGCTGCGTGTTTACGTCACCAAGTGAATATAACTGCTATTGTAGGCATGAGTGCCCGAAACAGGCCTAAATACGTGGTTTTCAGTGGTGCTGCCGCGGTAGGGGTAGGACATTTCGGGCCATTACCTAAACCAAGTCGGGCGTCTGCTCGTCGTTCACGGGCGTCACATCGCGCTCTTTCAGGTCCTTCATCAGGTCGCGATGGCTCACAGAGGCCGTCATGGCGAGGTGGATGCTGGTGGGCTGGCCTTTGATCGTAGCCAGCTTGTCTGTTAGCACGGCTACTGATACGGGTAAGCTACGGTCATCAATGAAAGCCATTGATTCTTGAGCCAATCGCCTCGTTCCTTTCCAGATTGCGACCTCCAGAAACCCTGTGACGTCTTTCCGCCAGTCTTCCTCATTCTCAGGATAATCGACCGGAACCTTGACTCCTCTGATGTACTTGAAGGCGGTGTGCTCGCTCAACCCTGTCTCTGAAGCAATGGTGGCAAGTGACTTGTTGGCCACGATACCCTCCACAATCTTGTCAGCCTTGTCTTGGTCTAGCTTGGAGTTTGGGTGCTGGTTAGCCGGCGGCTTGACGTAACCAACTTCTTCTGCGGCTTTCCTGACCTTATCCTTGAACTCTTTGGGCAGCTTGGGGTCATCACGCAGTGCCCACGTTACGCGGTTTCTGTCTGTCCCGGCCTTTGCCGCCACATCATTCAGTGACGCCCTCGTTTTCTTACCCGGCATAAGGCTTGAACGAGTATGGGTACTCACCCCAGTGGTTGAGTTGCATCTTGGGCTTCATGGAGAAGTGCTGCACGCCTGCCAGGGTCATGCGGACTGCGGCTGCGTAATCCTCAGAGAGATACTCGAGTTTACCCGGCCTTGATTCCATTGCGAACGGCATCCACAGGGTCGGGAAGCGCTCGACGCGCACATCGTCGCACCAGTCGATCTTGTACGGGTACTGCACTCCTGGCCCTCCCAGCGCATCAAGTGTTGCTATAAGGCATTTGCGGGGGATTGCGAGGCATCCGGACGCGAACATCGTGATGGGTACTAACTCCGCTGCGCATTCGGCGTCAGAGACCTGATGCTTCAGAGCCTGCAGGTGCTCTGCCTTGGGCCGGAGGGCCGGCCTGGGCGGAACCGTGCGGCATGGGTAGGGGATGCAGACCGTTGCCTGATGCTCATGGGCCAGCTCGGCCATGTGGATGATATCCGATGCATCGAACTCAATGTCGTGATCGAGTTGGATCCAGACGTCTTTGCCGCTGTCGAGAAACCACTTGGTGGCGCGACACCGGGACCGGCTGATCAATGCATCCTCCCGGATGGTGCGCAGATCGGTCTGGCGATCTGACCACGAGAATTTGGCGGTCAGGTCGACCCAGGACATGATGCACGCGGAACTCATGCCGCCGTAGGCGTACATACTGAAGTGGATCGACGGCCTGGTGCCTGCTTGGGGCGGTTGCTCTGTTGGAATGAATGGATCTGCCATCTGTGGGGATTCTGCCTTGGTTGCGTTCATGGTACAATGTCCTTTCGTTGGCTTGCGAGGAAGAGCTCATGCCCCTTGCTGATCAGGTAGACCACGCTGCCTCGGGGCACTTGGCAGGCCGCGGCCACCTCATTGAGCGAGAGGCCACGGTCGCGCAGGAAGTAGGCCTTGCGGGCTAGGTCTGGCGTGTGGCGCTGCTCGGTGAATTCCGGTTCAGCCTCAATCACCGGGTCTGGCGTACCGTCAGCCTTGAATGCCATGTCCTTGGGGTAGGATAGCCAGCCACGCTGCAATCCTATTTTAACAAGGTGCGGTGCTTCCATCAGTAGTTTCGTTGTGTTTGTTACTATCATAACAGTGATATGTCTAGCGGTGTAGCGGGCAAGTGCTGCCTACCCTTGCCGCTTTTATCTCCTATAAGCTGGAATATGCGTTGCCTGTGTGCCTTGCCTTGGGCGCCGGGATGGATAACGCAACCAAACCTCCCGTCTGCCTGGATGACTAGGTGATTGCGTTGCTTGTCCCCTCCTTCCTCGGCACAGGCTGGGCATTGCCCGATCAATTTCGAGCCAATTTTTCGCAGGCCTACCGCTGTCAAGCACTGTCTAGTGTTTGGGACGGATGGGACGGCATTTCCCAACTCCATTCCTACTCTGAACACGTTTTTGATACCTTTACTCATCTTGCACCGAGTTGAGAAGTGCCGTCCTCCGTCCCAAACGCTTGACAACGCTTGACAGCTCAAGCCATTTCCGACGAGGTCAAGACCACTTTCATGTAGCCTCGCGCCTGCTGTTGTTGACCGTCACTGCGGTGAATATGGTTCGACGGGATGGCCTGGTGGATCTCCAGCATGAGTTCCGCTGCCCTACGCTGGAAGCGCTTGTCCGGTTCAGGCCCCCATTCCTTGTTGTTGCACATCGCCATGTAGGCAGCATACAGCTCCTCGCTTGTAATACTATCCGACGACATACTGCTTGCCCTTATGTGATTCACTACAAAGTATCTCACACTGTCGCTCTCGCTCAACAAGTTGTCTATCATAGCCCGCTGCCTCTCGGTCACCGGGAACGGCCTGCCGGCCTGCATGACCCTGCACAAGTCCTCCGCGCCCTCCAGAAACCAGTTCAATATTCCGCTGCCCTCCCGCTCAATCATCACGTCGTGATAATTCGGGATCACCTTCTCCGGCTTGGGCTGGCTGAAGTCGAGCAGCAGCAACCTTCTGCTCCACGCGCCCAGATCTCCCTGCACATTCACCTTCAGCCGGCTATTGGCCGTCACGATGACGTTCCAGTCGCCCACCACGGCCTTGGCACCGCTCTTCCCCTTGAACTCCACGGCCAGCCTGTCGCCGCCGGTCAGAGCCTTAAGGAACTGGCTCTCCTCGCAGTTCAGGAAGTCCGGCGGCACATCGCTGCCGATCAGCAGCGTCCGATCATGGAAGTTCCCCAATTCAAACCGGCTGCCTAGGTGATTCGTTCTCAGCTCGCTGCAGTTCTCATCGCCTACCAGTCTCCTGACCAGTCCCGCCACCGTTGACTTCCCGCCGCCGCCAGTGCCCGTCAGCAGCAGTATGACCTGCGGCCTGTTCCGCTGCAGCAGCGCCAGGCCGCCCCATCTCTGCAGCAGCACCTGATCCTCGCGCTCGGGCAGCGCATGATCCAGGAATGCCTGCCACATAACGCTGCCGGCACCCTGTACATACCTTACCGGCGTCTGGTTCCTCGACATCCACTCCGGGCCGAACCCGTGCATCGCATAGGGCACGCTTCTCAGGTCCACCATCACATTGCTGCAGTGCACCACGCTGTCGGGCCTTGAGAACGGATTGCGCTCGACCTGCAGCGCCCCAATCAGATCGACCACCTGATCCGCGAAGCTCACGGTCAGTCGCGTCAGGAGCGCCGGCAGCCGCGGATCCTCTGTCGATGCCATCTGGTCCAACAGAACGCGCCTGGCGGTCTCCAGGACGCGCTGCTGCATCTCCTCGCGGCTCATGGATATCCAGATCCCCCGATCCGCGGCATACCAGTAGTGCTGCCCGGTCTGGGCATCGAACAGCAGCCGCTCCTTGTGCGCCATGTAGCCCGCGAAGAAAGTCGGGTGCAGGTTACCAGTTCCGCTCCTTCCGAACGTCCAGGGCACGCCATGCAGCCGGAGCAACTGCGCCATCTCATCCCTACTGCCCGGCACCGGCCATCCATCGGGCCAACGGATCTGGCTGAACTCCAGCGCCACCGGCGGCCTGTCCACCAGCACGCTATACTCGCACCCGCTCGGGTGCAGGCCCTTGACCGTGCTCAAATTACCGGTGCTCCGCCACTCGTACAACGGCTTGCCCAGCATCCGCCCATTGACCTCGACCATCTCCGTGGTACTCCGCTCCGCGCACGGCTTGGGGTAGGCGCCCGTGATCCTGACGCCCACTTGTGCGCCCCGTTTACCCTTCCACCGCGCACTGCCCTGCAGCACCGGGTTGACCTTCAGGAACGCCTCCAGGCTGCCCTCATCGTCGAAGTCTATCGCGCACAGCCCGCCGGAGAACTCCCCCAGCCTCACAGCCACGTTCCCGTGCTCGAGCATGACGCGGTACACGTCCCTTTTCGTACTCTCCATGGTCTCCTGGGTGTACTTGACCATCGGAATCTTGGTCCCCGGGTTCTGCGGCACCAGGAACAGCGGCGTGCCCAGCCAGCCCTCGATCTCTTGCGTCGTCATCATACTTCCGCCCTCCTCTCAAACGCCAACGCCTCCTCGCTGATAAACCAGCCCTTCGGCCACTCGGTCAGGTAGATCCCGCCCAGCGTCCGCACCCGGCTCAGTGCCACATAGGCCTGCCCGGGCTCCCGGGCCGCCCTGATGTCAATCCTCGCGGCATCCAAGGTCAGCCCCTGCGCCCGGTGTATGGTCATCGCGTAAGCCAAGCGGAGCGGGTATTGTTGGACGGTCACCCCCAGCGACTCAAAGAACCATTTGCGCCGGCCCAATGAAATCTTCTCACCGCGGCTCTCGACCACGATGTCGCTGCCCCGGAACTCCACCACCCGACCCACCTGGCCATTGTAGAATCCCTGCTCCGCATCATTAGCTGTGAACATGACCGCAGCCCCGGGCTTCAACTGCAGCACCCGCGGCGTGCTCATGTTCTTGGTGGCGAACTCCACCGCCTGATCCACGCCCTTGACCTCGGCATCGA